TACACCAATAATTTTAGTTTGTTATCTTGTGTGATTTGGTATTGCTCGAAGAACCTATCAAAATAACGATCATTATTTGCATATGTGACTGATGTGCTTGATGACTTTATTGAACCAAGTATTTCATCACCTTCACCTTTCCATTCTGTTTTTAAATCAATTAAATCAGGATTGAATATTGGTTTGTATTGGTCTGTTGTGGTTGTGGATGAAGGACCGCCAATATGAGTAAATGTTGCAGAATATGCTACGGTGGTTGTTATTTGTGTTGTGATACCGTTGGAAAGAATAGCAGTTACACTGACCGCTTGTGTTGATGATGATGTGTGAAGAAATAAATTTTTACCAGTTTGTAAATAATCACGCCAATCTTTATTGATGTAAAATGTGTTTCCAGTTCCACCAATTATTGCAACCTTTGGCAAACCAACATAATCATCACCAAACAATTCAACCTTATATCGTGTGTTATTGTCTGACCTTAATTCACTACTAAATATTACACCACTCATTTATTATCTTGTAAATCCTTTTTCTCTATTTTGAACAAGTATCAAATCACGACCTGAAATCTTTGTTTCTAATGCAATTGGTTGTGTGTTCATTGCACCCATTCCACCACCACCAGCCATTGATGGAATTGAAGCATTACCACCGCCACCAGTGTCAATACCTTTTTTACTCAAGTTTGATATTGCTGCACCAGCTGCAACCAATGCAATACCACCAACAATTGCAAGTGGACCATTCATATTTTTGATTGATTCTTTGAGCAATATTTCTGCAATACCCATTGCAATCATTGCTTCACCGAATTGTCCCATAAACTTGCCAATCGAATCAAGTAAACCACGCCCAAAATCTTTCATTGTAACATCACCACCACTTATTACATTACCCAAAAAGTTTCCAAATGCGGTCAGTCCTTCGGTTGCAAGTGACTTTAAACCACTACTCAATGACTCACCCATCTTCATTCCAATTTCTTGTGCTTGTGAAACAAGACCTAATTCTTGATTTGATAATGGTTCAATTTTTATTTTAACTGGTTCAATTGCTTTATTTGCTTGTTCGCTTATTTGTTTAGTGACATTTTCAATCCCTTTTTGCGGTGGTGCTTGTATTGCAATTGCGGTTGATTTTGTTTTTACACCACCAGTTGTTGTTCCACCACCTTCAGGAGTAACACCAAGAACACTATCTTCACCAGCTTGTGTCAAACCAGTTACTTCTTTTTTAATACCTTTTAATGTTTCTTTGAATGATTTGAGTTCCTTTGTTGCTTCACGTGGTTTAAGTTTAAATTTATCAAAGAACTCATCAACACCAATATCAATACCAAATAAACCAGCAAACTTTGCAAGTCCTTTTGCTATTGTTTTGACCGCATCAAGTGTGTTGTTTGCAATGTTTACCCATAAATTATAAAAGAAATCTGCAAAGAATTGTGCATTGTCTTTTACATACATAAACACCGCAACAAGTCCAGCAAGTGCAGCACTGATTCCAACAACCCATAAAATGATTGGATTTGCCATTAAAGTTGCAAGTGCTAATTTAATCCCACCAATTGCAAATATTAAAGGACCAATGACCGCAACTAAACCAGCAAATACAGTAATTGCAGTTTTTACATATGGATTTAGATTTGCAAACCTCATTGCAATCTTTGAAAGTATATCAGCAACAAATCCAACCGCTGGAGCCATGATTTCACCAAACGATATTGCAAGTCCTTCCGTTGCTGATTTTAAACGCATCATTGAACCTTCCAATGTTGCATCCATAATTGCAGCCATTGATGATGCAGTCACACTTGTGTCAGATAGTTTTGCATTCATTTCAGTAATTGCATCACCACTTTGTGCAAGTGCAACCGCAACAGTTGCATTTTCTTTGCCAAACATATTCAATGCAGTTGTTGGTGGATCAATAGAATTGTTAATTTTATCCATTGCATCTTTAAATGACATACCTGACTTTCTTGTCATTAAGAATATATTTTTTAAACCAGTTCCAGCCGTTGTTGCTTGTATGTTTTTACCAACCAAAACACCAAGCATTGAAGTTGTTTCCTCAAGTGTTATTCCTAAACTCGATGCAACCGCTGAAACTTTTGGCATTGAGTTTTGAAATTTCTGCAAATCCAATGCCGATCCACTAAATGCTCTTGCCATTACATCAGTGACCCTTGTCATTTCACCAGCTTCTAAACCAAAACCACGCAATGTACCCCCAGCAACCGATGCAGATTCTGCCAAATCTTCACCAGTTGCAAGTGCAAGGTCTAATGTTGCAGCAGTGATTTTTTGTATTTCTTCAGAACTAAATCCAAGTTTAGAGTAGTTCAACATTAACTCTGAAACTTCAGATGCACTGAATCGTGTTGCAATACCCAAATCCTTTGCAAGATTTGTTAAGTTTTGAAAGTCTTTTCCAACCGCACCACTAATGGCTTGAACTTTTGCCATTGATTGCTCAAAGTTAGCAAACGTTTTTACTGCAAGTCCACCAAGTATTGCAATTGGTGCAGTCAATGACATTGACATTGATTTGCCAATTGACTGCATTTTTTTACCTGAAGAACGAAGTTGTCTTTGTAAATTTTGACTTGATGTGCTAAACGCTTTTAAGTCAAATCCAGCCCTTATGTTTATTGTCTTTTTTGCCATTTTAATTGAACCAATTTGGTTTTAGTTTTTTAAGTTGTTCAATTTCTGCTTTTGTGTATGGATTTGATTTTGTTCCTTTTTTACCGCTTTGTTCTTCCCACTCAAACTTCATCAAATCTTGTGGTCGTTTCATTGTTTTTTGTCCTTGTGATTTTAACGTGACATAAGAAATCAATCTTGCAGTTTCCCACAATGATCTTGAATTTATATTTTCATTCAAACGATTCCCAACGTACGCATCCCACACATCTACCATTGAATAACTTTCCAAACACAAAGGAGTTTGTTTTAACGTACCCAACACAAACCCCCTTATGAAATTTTTCAATGGCAATTTTACTTTTTTGCTTCAACCTTTAAATTACCCAATGCACTTAAATCATTTTGCATTGCTTCAGTAAATACACTAATCAAACCCATGTCATCATCAATTGCATCGATAATAAAATCTTTTGTGACTTTTTCACCTGATGCTTTCATTCCAGCATAAGCAATTTCAACAATCATGTTCATTGTGACATTTTCGCCCATTTCTGAAATTGATGATCCAGTTTCTTTTTCGTACATTAACAATGCTTTGAAACCGAATTTGAATTTGTACTCCTTGTTTTTAATTTTTATCATGCTACAAATATAAAAAAAGGGAATGAAGTTTCCCCCATCCCCCATTTATCACAATATAACAAAAATCAATTTCTTACACAGTTGCTTGTGTTATTGCACCAGTTCCTTCAAAAGATACTGAAAATGTGCTTGATTCCTCAAGACCATCAGTTCTTTCAAGTGAAGTGATATAACAAGAACCACTATATTCTTTGTCACCAGTGACATCAGTTGTCCAAGTTACAGTCACCAAAGTTCTTCCAGTAAACACAGTGTACAAATCCTCATATCCATATGTTGCATCTTCAGCAAAAAACCCTTCAGCCGAACCGCTAAATGATTTTTGTCCTTCTAATGCTTCTTTCCATCCGTTTGAGTCTTTTGTTGATGCATCTCTTGTTGACATATCAAATGTCAATGAGTTTGATGTTAAGTGTGCTATGGTTGTACCACCCACTTGTATTTTTGCTAAAGTTCCATTCAATATTCCAGTCGAAGCCATTTTTTTATTCTTTTAAATTTAAATACAATATTACTTATTAGATTTTTTATTTTTTGTAACTTTTTTAACTTTTGGCTTTTCTTCATTATCCATTGCCACTTCAACAATGTGTTCAATTTGTTCTTCAAAAGTAAAACCATCAAGTGCTTTTGCTACTTTTAACTCAATTAATTCTTTGCCCAATTTATTTGATACACGCAATTGTGATCCTTCAGGCAATGTTTTTGCATGGATTGCATAATCCTTTGTCAATTCTATTCTCATAAATTTAATTTTTTTGCTTTTCTTTTTATATACTTTTCAAGTTTATCACTTGCTTGTGTGTATATTTTATCACTCGTTTCAGAATAAGTTTTCTGAATAAAATTCTTTTTTCCAGTCGGATTGGCAATGTGTGTTCCAACTCCGTATTCAATCCACCACGCATAAAACCCATCAAATTTTTTCTTGCCTTTTCCGTATCTTGGACCGACTAAAACATTTGGATATTTTTTTTGTGGTGATGTTTTAATTGCAAGTGAATTTTTTAATTCTTGTGGATTTATATCAGTACCCCTTACATTGATTTTTTCAGTTCTTTGATTTGGTGCATTTTGTTTCATCTTATCAAGAACTGGTTGCATTTGCCTTCTTAATATTTTAAGGATTTCACTCCTTTTCATCTTGTCATCCAAAGATTGAATCTCAAGCATAACACCTTCAAAACCTTCAATTTTATAGTTTATCATAGTTTCTTACTTGCACTAATCATCAAACCTTCACGACCAAGTTCCTGGATGTCCAGGATGTCATAGTATTTTGAATTGTAAACAATCCGCATTGATTCATTAATTCCATCAAAGAACCGAATCTTGAATTTAACCTTGCTTGTTGATGTCACTTGGTCCGCTTCAACTTTTTCATTACCCAAACCACGTTGCACATTTGCAAACGTTGTGTGAAACGTTGACCAACTTGCAGTGTATTCACCAATTGAATTGGTTGAAAACGTTTGTGATTGAATCACTATTTTTCTATCTAAACGACCTATGTTCATATTTCAGTTCGTTGACTTACCATTGACATTTGGAACTTTGTTCCTCTTGATAGGTTGTGCATATTGCTTCCAACAATTGTGTTTTGTCTATTTTCAAACATATCCGAAACTATCATTCGCAATGCTTGTGTGACCATTTTATCAGAATTCGCCAAAGTTGTTATTTCAATTTCAATTGGAAAATCACGATCATATAAGTTTGGCAAATTGTCCTTCATCTCTACATATGAATAAAGTCCATTTGTCCAAATGTATTTTGATGAATCCAATGCAGTTCTTGCATTGTCAGAATTATAATAATAAATTGAAAAGGTATCAATAGGATTCACATCAATTCTGAAGTCATCCCATTCAGTCATGTACCCAGTTACACCACCTTTGATAAGTAAACCAGCTTCGTTCCATAACATCAAATGTGCAGATGCTATGTAATCATTTATTAAATCATCAAACGATGAATCTAAAATGTTTAAATGTCTTTTTGCTTCAACCAAAGTCAAACCCCAATTGTTCGAAGGTGTATAGCTTGTTATTTTTTTGTTTCTTATCATTGATTTTAAAAAAAAAAGAGGATGGGCAAAACCCACCCTCTTCATATATTAACTAATTAAAACTACTATTATCCGAAGTTACCAA